CCCTCTTTTCTGTGTAATAATTTATGGCAGTTTTCGCAGAGTGTAATGCCATTGTTTAATTCGGTTCTTAAATTTTTAAATTTAGCAAATGGCTTTATGTGGTGTGCATTTAATTTTCCACCCTTTTGTCCGCATATTTGACAAGTGTAATTGTCGCGTTCATAAATAGCTTTGCGCCACTTTTTATATTCTGTTGTGTTTCTTATTTTGTCTTTTTTGACTGCATTAAGATATGCGATTGTTACTATTTCCACTTTTCCGTTTTGAATTATTGGTGTATATATGTCGCTTGGAAGAAAATATAAGAAATCTTTCATAAAAGTTTTTGTATTAATTAAACTTTTTATAAAAGCACAATCACCACAATAATGTATTTCGGTTTCTTTGTCCTCGTTCTCAACATACTGCGGAATATTCTCCGGCAATTCACACCCACATTCTTCACAATAGTAAGTATAAAAGCTTTCTAATGTATTACCATTTTGTATATGTTTAATTTTATATTCCATTAATCTTCTCTTTTTGGTGCGCCAAATAAACGCACCGATTCAAGAACGGCGCGTTTCATTTGACATTTTTGTTTCGTACCTCGGAAATATTCTTCATATATCCTACAACCTTCACATACACAGCCACGGTTATAACAGTCTATTGCCGTATCTGTCCAGCGGTTGATTGTTATATTATAGCTGCGATGTCTGCTCATAAGCGTACTCGTCATAAATTTCTGCGTTTGCTTGAGCTTCTTCCGCAATAGCTTTGTTTGCTTTTTCTATCTTTTTACTGTCTTGTTGCGGTACATAAGCATAAAATTTCCAATGCGGCGACTTTTCGCTTGTACGTTCAGATTGAAGTATTTGTGATAAGCCAAACCTTATGTTTTTTAGCTGCGGAAACATTTCCTTAAAAGTTTCATCAATCTGAATACTAATTTGTGTTTTCCCGTTTTGACTGACGCCAGTCCATCCACTTCCTACAGTTGTCATAAAATTCTCCTTCCTTGTGTTACTCTCTTAATAAATAGCAGGAGGAGGACTCGAACCCCCACATTGTGAACAGGATTCACACAAGCTACCCTTACTTCATCCTGCGATAAAAGCCGTCTTTCCGGCTGTCATATTATTTCTTTGCTCACGGCATATAATAATAAAAAATCGCCGTATGGAAGGTTTAACGCCGCGCCATAATTAGGCAATAATAAAAAAGGTGACGGACGGAGCTCCGCCACCTAACCCGACGGCAAATACGGGCTTAATCTTTTGTATAATAAATTATATTATCAATTAAATGTTTTTTTATGCCCATAAATTTTGATAATTTGGGACTTCCCCAACCTAAAACACTACGAAAATATTTAATATCTTCTATTTGATTAAAAGTTAGTTTCCTTCTTTTTCCTGCGTTTTTTATTGCATTTTGTCTGCGTGCTTGTCTATGTTTATCAGTAATAGTACATAATCCACTTTTATGTGCGTGTTGCGTGTTTTCACTCGCAGTCACCCATTCAAGGTTTTCAACGCGGTTATCTGTTTTTATTCCGTTTTTGTGATTCACTTGTGGCTTGTTTTCAGGATTAGGAATAAAAGCTTTTGCTACAAGTCTGTGAATTTTTTGTCTAATATTTTTATAATTTTTATATAGACGCACTTGCAAATATCCATTAGCAAAAAGAGGTGATAAGATTTTAGAACTTATAGAACTTTTAACATTTCCTTTATTAGATATTTGATAAAGTCCTTCATAGCCTTCAATGTCTTGATAAATTTCTGTTATTTCTTGCATAAAACCTCTCCTTATAAAAAGTGTGGAGTATTCCCCACACTAATTTTTATGTTTATTTTGGCAATTAAAACAAAGCGGCATTCCATATTTGCTAGTGCTATAGTCATAAGCATTTTTAGGGATTTCTTTACCGCAATCAGAACATATTAATTTTGTTTCTGTTTGAATCTGCTCGGTGTTTTTAATTTGTTCTTTTATTTCCTCAACCTTGTCGGTAGTCGTTTCTTTGAGTTCTTCAATATCGTCAAAGTCTTGTGTAAATAATTCAGATAAATTTGCTACACCTAATACAGCGTCAATTTTAGCGCGTTTTTTAGCCATTTTGATTATAGTGTTTGACTTGGAACACGCGTCATCTTCAACTCGATATTCAACATATTCACCGTATTGTCCTTTTTTCTTACGTTTTTCCAGTTGTGAAACATCAATACCGATTGGAAGATTCTTTTCTGTTACCCATTTATATCTGAATTTGCTTTCTTTTGAGTTACAGCAACCCAAACCCTCTGTAATTTTTACACCATTTGAAAACAAATAACATTTGACTGTATAAGCAAAAAACCCATTACCACTATAATCTTCTTTGCTTTCAATTATTTCATAAGAATCTTGAAGCGAAAATGTTATACAAACTTTTTCAGCTCCGGATTTGAATAAAGTTGGTTTATCTCCACACCCTTGAATTTTACCATAATCAACTTTATCTTTTAGAACACTTTTGATAGTTTTTTGTAATGTTCTTATTTTTTCTACCTGTTTTTTTACATAACTCGGTTCAACCTCTACGATTGTCGAGTTCTGTGGAATTATTGCGTTAGCTACCATATTACCCGTCCTTTCTTACTGAAATTCTTAGACATCTAAAAGAGCCCTGTGTTGCGTATTTGTCATATACTCCGTCGATTATCATTTGTTCTTTATCATAAGTTACTTGCCCTTTTTGCAAGCGCCAAGTTACTTTATAATTTGGAGTTAAAACACCAGCGTTTTCTTTAATAACATCTTTTATTTTTGCTTCAAGTTCTGCAATTTCATCATTAATTTGTTTTTGGTGCATTTTTAATTCTTGGCGTTGTGCAACAGCTTCTTCAAAAGAATCCAGTAGAGCTTTATCAATACCGGATAAGTCAAGTAATTCTTCATTATTTGAAGGATAAAGATTCTTAATTGTTTCATTATCAGCTTCGGTTAAAGCCGGTGGAACATCTTTTAATACATTGTTATTCCAAAATTCAACAGCTACTTCAACCATATGTTCAAATAAGTCTTTATCAAACTTAATCGTTTTATCTTTGTATTTATTCCCACCGATAAGAACAGCTATATCCCATTCTTTTCTGCCGGATAAACCCATAAGCCATTGACATTGTAATATGTATTGTTCCGGAATATCATCACCATTCCATTTATCGGAATTGTATTCGGATGTGTTTTTACATTCAAGCCCTTTTTCAGAACCTGTTATAATTCTGTCTGCGTGTCCTCTTAGAAACGAGTATTTCGGATGAATATAAACTTTTGGCGCGCGTCTAACAGCTACATCGTGTTTTTTTGCATATCTTTGTGCTATGACATCTTCTAACATTACACCCATTAACATACGTTCTTCTTGTTCCGGTGAAATATTTTCATCCGGCTTGATTTTTTGTGTTTTTTCACACCATAACTGGAATGGAGTTTTAAACAAACCAACCCCCATAATAATACCGATTTCTGACGCTCCGATGAATTCGTGTCTGTTCTCGGTTACATTGTTTGAAAATACTACTTGTGTTGCCATATTTGCCGCCTTTCTTTTATAATTCAATACCGCTTACTTTTCCATCTAAATAGAATTGCGTGTAAGCTTTCATTAAGTCTTTTGGGGTTGTAATTCCCAAACTGTTATAACGTTGGTTAATTACTTGAAAAGCCGGAAGATTAACTCCGGCTTCTGTCTGTTCTTTATAAACCTGATGCGCTATTGCACAGATTATTTCGGAATGCATCCTTTTGTATCTTTCAAGTCGTCTTTGTCTTAGCTTTTCAAATATTCTCTTCATCAGTCCCATTTTCTTCCTCGCTTTCTTCTTCTCTAAAATACCAATCTAAATAACTATCTATTATGTATTCGCCGTTCATAAGCACCTCCTACAAAAGTCCTGCTTGCCATTCTTCGTAGTGATAGCAATAGGTCATATAGTCGTGTTCTTCTTTGGTTAATTCTTCTTTTCTGGAAAGCCTGTCCCAAAGCTCGTCATTAAGTTGCCTGTTGTAAACTTTATTTTTGATGTAGTAATTGTTTGTCATAAGCACCTCCTATGCGCCATACATTAAGTAGTTTTCTAGCTTTGCTGCTGAAAATTCATTGGCGTTTGTTTCTAAACCAATCCAAGTTTGAAGTTCATCGAATGTGATATAGGCTGGTTTACCGCTTTTTGTGTATAAGAACGCTCCGCGGATATGTTCCCAAGCTACAAGCCGCGCATAGAATTTGATAAGATTCTTTTTTGTAATCTTTCTAATACCAATACCCATCGTTGCCCAAATAAGAGCTTCTAGTACAGCTCTGTTTCGCTTGCTTTTCTTTTTTGTTTTCCAGTCTTTAACTTTTGAAATGTCCCAATTTAAACTCATATTTTGCCCTTCTTTCTAGTTATTCTGCTTTCCAAACATCAATAATTTCTTTGTGTATGCAATGAAAACTACTTAGGTCTGAATGTGTAACATTAGTAAACTTTGCTTTTGCTTTTTCTCTTGCTTCTTTTTCTGATTCGGCATCAATAAAAATGCTGCCGCTCATTGTTACATCAATTTGTACTTCGTATTCTGCCATATTTGCCGTCCTTTTCTGCGGATAACCGCGTTTTGTAAACTCTTAAATAAGAGCTTCCGAGATACTTGTACCAATCGTCATTGGAGGGTACTCAACTGCGCAATCTTTCGCCTGAAACTTTTTCTCCATAAATCCGGTAGGTTACTTTGTACTCTGTTTTCAAAAAAAGGGGAACTCTTTGTTTACTTCCGTTTCGATTTCACCAAACCTTTTTTATGTGAAGCTCTTATTTAAAAATTCATATAGGCAGCAACTACACCACCACCCTCTGTCCAAAACGTTTACTGCCGGCTCAGTCTGTTTATTTTTTCCGGAGTTAAAATACAGTTTTCAAAACTTCTCCGCTATATGAATTTTTTGCATTAAAACTAAGCATCATAAATAAGCCCCTCTTTTGGACTTGCTTTTGATGTTCAGTTGTTTTAGAATTGTGTACGAGAAAGGTAACTAGGCTACGCTTCGCTTGGCTAATTCTTTTTCGTACAATTGCATAATAAAATTACGAATAAGAGTGTTAACGTTGTAACCGCAGTTATTTAAATACTTGCGTGCGTTATCTTCTTCTTCGGTAATTCTAAACCTTAGTTGTGGAAGTTGTTTCATCATCAAATCTCCATAACGTAGTATCACTATACACATTATTACACAATTGAGAAATAAAACAACCCAATTGAGAATAATTGTTACAAAACTTCATACAAATGGTGTAGAAATGTACGCAGAAAATCTTAAAAAAGTTAGAATGTCATTGGGTTTATCCGTTAATGAATTGGCGGAAAACATTAAAATACCCGCCAGAACTATTGGCGGCTATGAAAGAAATGAGCGTGCAGTATCGTTAGAGCTTGTTGCTCAATTGAGTAAAATTTATAATGTGAATGCCAATTGGTTTGTTACCGGAGAAGGTGAAATGTTCAATAAAAAAGAGCCTGTTGGACTCAAAGACGAAATCAAACAGGCTGTCAGGGAAATGATTGCTTCCGGTGAATTAAAAGATAAGTTTTAATAGTTCATCTAGCAATCTGTCCGCTTTTTTTGTGCCATAAGTAAGGCATAAAGCATAGTAGATTTTAATTAGGGTATGTTTCATATTATCACCTCCGTAATTAAAAAGTCAGAGAAGTAAGGAATGTTGATTAACTTATGAAAGATAAAATAAAAGATATATTGGCTTGGGTTGTGATTATATTTATATTTGTTGGGTGCAATAGATTATTAAATACTCCGGATATACCTTATGAGCCTGTTTCTATAAAGGTTAATATAGAAGATTTGGAAGATATTAAAAGTTTAGCAAATGATAATAACCGCGATAGTAAGGAATTATTGAATGAAATTTCTAATAAAATAGATGAGATTATTGAATATGATAAAGCAATGCACGGAATCAACAAAGAATTAAACGAAGAAGCACAACAAGATTTTATTAATGAACAAGTATTTTAGATAACTTTTAACAAATCTTAACACTATGAAAGTGTTTTTGAAATCCGTTAAAATTGTTTTGGTGGCGTTCTAGGTGAGTAGGTAAAACGAAGTAGCTGTAAGAGCGTCGAGGACAATATTACTATGCTCAAAAGGAGAGTGTTGCAGGAATTGTTGTTGCAGTTTTAAGGCTAAAGACATTTCGATTTTATCGTCCGGTTCAGAATACGCAGAAAAAATTATGCGGTATGGGTTTTGTCCAAAATGTAACGCGCTTGTTGTTGAAATCAGCAAGCGACTTTTTGACGGACGCTGGGTGACAGAAATTGCCAAAAGAAAAAAAGCTTTAAAACTCTATGAGCAATATTGCCCCGATATTGTTGGGGTATTTGAGCAAAATATTAAAACCGGAAACAAATCTAATATGGGATTCCGGTACGGGTTAAATACCGAAGTAGTAAAAAACGGGGAATCAATTATAAAAAGGTATGCGGTTGATTTCAACGGGACAAAAGAATTATTAGTCGATTCGTAGTTACATATGTTGTTGTTGAATACTGGGTGATCAATATTCTTACACTTTCTCTCTGAGTATAACTCTCCTCCACCCAGTTTTTTTTTGAGGTTATAGTTATTAAGAGGGTTGGAATTTGTGCTATTCGATAGAGAAGAAATTACAGGGACTGCGTTTACAGTCCAAGACCAATATAGCAAAGTTGCAGAAGAACGCAGAATTCTTATTGAACATTTAGAGCGTTGCAGAAGACAGATTTATAAAAGGGGTAAATAGAGTGAATGAGAACAAATTGGAAAACGATACGAACATATTATATTCATCACGATATTACCTTAGAAGAATGTGCGAAGAAGTTTAATGTAAATTTGCGAACAATGCAAAATTATAGTAGCAAAGAAAAATGGGTGGATTTGCGCGAAAAGAAACGTGAAGAAATTTCTTTGAAAAGTGAAGAAAAAATTACAGAACAGGCGGTTAATAGAAAAATAGCTGCAAATGAGATTCACAACGAGCTTTATGAAAAAGGTTTAGAAGTCGCAAAGCTGATTCTTGAAGGTTATTTAAGAGATTTAAAAGAAGGTAAGAAAAAAACCAGTGCAAATGCCTATAATATGGACTTTATTATGAAAGCAATCGCGAATGCACAAAAAGGGCAGCGCTTATGTCTGAATATCGGAGCGGAAGACAGCGCAGATACTCAACCGGAAGTTCATATTATTGAAGGGTTAAATGAAGATAAAATTTAGCGCAAAATGCTAGCATTTTTATCAAAATAAGCGTGGGTAATACTAGCAAATGGAAATTAAGAAATTAGTACGAATTACAGACGAGCAAAGCAAAAAACTCGATTTTTTAATAAAGGAACTCGGAATTTCAGAAAATGATGTTTTCAGAGTTGCGCTCGTGAAATTATACAAGGATATAAAGAATGACATTTGAGTACATTGTAGATAAGCAAACAAAAAAGCTTTCAAAAGACCAAACAGATTACATTTGTAAGACTGTTGTTTCTGATTATAAAGAATATGACAGAGCACGGACAAAAAACCTTGATATGGCGCAAAGATTAACAAGGAAAATTTTCTTTAATGATGTAGTCAAAGAGTCCGATAAAACAAATAAGTATGAAAGTTGGAAAACAAAAGTAAAAATGTGTAAAACATATATGTTTTATCAAACTTTGAAATCTTTTATATGGAAAAACACTTATTCTAACACAAATTCTATGTTTGATGTTTCCGGTGAAAATATGGAAGCGTCAAATGAGTCTAATAAGCAAAAAGCCGGACTTGTTAACTGTTTTGAGAAAATGGAATATCAAAAGACAATGGATAAAGTCATTGATTATTTCTTGCGCTACGGGGAATTAATCACTTATGACGCGTGGAAAAAGAAAACAGAAGAATACAGAAGACTTGTAAGCGCAGAAGATTTGAAGCAAACAGAACCGAATCCGAAAGCGGTTAAAGCCTTAGAACAGGGTAAGTTTTTCTACACGGATGAAAAGGTTATATACGATAATCCCTACGTTTATCCGGTTGACCCAGCTAACTTCGTTTTTGATAATTCACAAAAAGACAATTGGGATGATTGCCCGAAAATATTCAGGCATTTCAAGACTCCGAATGATATTATAAACAACAAATTCTATAAAATATCAAAAGAAGACGCGGAATCATTGAAATCAATGGTGCGCGGTTCTTCTGTTACTGATACAAGAGAATCAAGTGAGTATCAAGATGAAACCGTAAGAGGTAAAACTGTAGAAGTGCTTGAACATTGGGGAAATATTTCGCTCGATGACGGCACTATTCTTAAAAACTTCCACGCGGTTGTTGTAGCCGGAAAATATTTGGTTAGATTTGAAAAGAATAGTAGCATTATTAACCCGTTTAATTTCGGTGCGCCAATAACAGACCCAGAAACAGGACGCGGAATAAGCCCTTTATATTGCACTTTGTCACTTGCAGAACTCCAAGAGGATTTAATGAATCGTACTTGTGATATGCAAACGCTGCAAGAAAATCCTCCAATATACGCGCCGGAGGGGTTCTTTGATGATGATGAAATTAGGCTCTACCCCGGAAAAATTATTGAATATGGTGACGGAATTAGTCCGGAGAGAATTAAACAGATGGAATTCTCTGTAGGTATTTTCTTGAATGATATTTCTTATCTGAATGATATTATGGCAGAAATTTCCGGTATTTTCCCAAATATGGCTGGCGCGGATGAAGGAAGTGCAAAAACAGCTACAGAAATCAGTACAAAAGCACAAGGTCAATTAACAAGGCTTTCTATGCTTATTGACTATATTAATCAATATATTATTGTCGATGATGTTAAAAAAGTTGCAAAATTGAGAGCAGATTTTAAGCAGGGCGTTGAAGAAGTTTTGGTTGAAAACGGGACAGAAAAAGAAATGATTACTATTGATGATAGTATAAGACAAGCCGAATATCGTTATAAATACGCAGATAGAACAGCGACAACAGAAAGAAGCAACAAAGCTGATATGATTGCAAACGCAATAGAGCGATTTGCTCAATTTATTCCGCTAAATGCAGAAGAAATATTCACTTGGTATATGGAACAAAAAGACGTTGAAAATCCTGAAAGGTTTATAAAAACACAAGCAACAATTCCAATGGAGATTCAACAAAAACTTTTACAGCTTCCGGCGGTACAAAAAGCTTGTCAGGATTATGAAGCAGTACAGCAAGGTCAAAAACCTCCGGCACAACAACAAGAAGTAATTCCGGAACAAAGTATTCCGGAAGCTCAACCTATGGAGTAGGGGTAAATAAAATTATGTGGTTTGAAGATAAAGAAAAGTTTGCAGAATTAGAGCTAAAAGCAAAATTAGCGCAAAGCAAAGATTGTAAGCAGTTTAAAGAAATTTTACTAAATATGATGTTTGATTATGCTCAAGGCGATATTGACGATAAAGAAATCCGTGGAATGGCACGACTTCTTGCTAATACTCGCGATTGGGATAAAAAACTTGATAAAAAAATCAAGAGTACAAAGGAAAAATTAAATTAAGGAGATTTTATGGAAGAAATGCAGGAAAATGTGGGTTTAGATAATTCTTCCGAAGTTGTTGAAACTGAACCGGAAACTATTTCCGACAATTCAGAAGAACAAATTCAAGAACCTGAAACCGCAGAAAACGCAGAAGAAAACACAGAAGCACAAGGGAAATTTAAAACCTTGGAGGACGCAACCAAATCTTATGAGGAGCTTCAAAAGAAGCTTGGCGAACAATCTAACGAATTGGGCGAACTTAGAAAAATCAAAGAAGAAGCACAAAAGCTTCGGGAACAGATTGAAAACGAAAAGCTTGCGGAAGCTAATTCAAACGGATTTGAAACCATTAAAGCCTATGAGAATCACAAAGAGATGGCAAAATTTGAAGCCGATGAATACAGAAAATACATCAATGAGTGTGATTATCCGGACGAAATGGAAAATCTGTTGAATGAATTAGAAAAACATCCTACAAAAGAGCTTCGCGACACAATCAAATCCCAGTTTTCTTTAGAAACCATAGAAAAAGTTGCAGGAGAAAAGAAATTATTCGAAGGACAACTTGAAGCAAAAGAACAACAAGCCCTTTATGAAGAATTGGAAAGCTCCGCGCGGGGGTATCTCGATGAAACAGTACCTAAATACGCAAAAGAATTCGAAAATCCGGCTTTTAACCAAATATTTGGCGAAGCTTTCAGAGCTTTTGGATGTGATTTAAAGACAGATGTTCTTGTCGATTTACTTCATCAATATGTTGAATACGCTAATAAAGTAAATAATATTAAAAGCGAAATCAACAAAGAGAACTCAAACGCTACAGACGCAATCGCCGGAGTAGCAAATACAGGCGGTGGCAGAGGAAATCAAGCAGGGACAAACTTGCTTAACCTATCCGATGAAGCTGCTGCCGCAAGAATAGCAGAATTAATATAATGCCGGAGTGCTTGCGCACCAGCATAGTAAAGAAAGGATAAAAAAATGGCAGTAGAACAATTAATAAAAACAGGCTTAGAAAAAGCCTTCGATAAATATTTTTATGATGAACTTGTTATTGGTAAGTTAGCACAACACCAAACTAAAGCACTTATAAAAAAAGGTGATGAAGTTGATGTAAAAATGCCGGCTATGGTAACAGTATCAAAATACGATGGCGGTGATTTGGATGACCCAGAAAAGGTTACAACTTCTTTCGCAAAAGTTAAGATTGACAAAGGTTTTAGCGTTCACTTTAAACTTGAACAAATCGAAGAAGATTATATCAAGAATGCAAAATCCGAAGTTGCACAAGCTGATTTAATCAGAGAATATTGCACAGACGCAGTTAAACAAGCAGCAGCAGATGTTGATGAAGCTTATGGCGCACTTTATACAAGAGCTGGACATTATGTTGATAATTCCGGTAACGCAATCGCTCTTGACGCTACAGTAGCAAAAGATTTGTTTGCATATATGGAAGCAGAATTCAAAAGGGGTGATAAAAAGGGTCATACAAACTGGATTGACGGTCAAATGATTGCAATTGTACCTCCTGAATATCAATTCTTCCTCGGTAAAAACGAAATCTATGGTAACGTAGAATCCGGTCATAGAAAGATTGAAAAGGGATATATCGGAACTTTGGCAGGATGGGACATCCTTGTTTCTAACAATATCGCTTCTCCTTCTACCGGCGTTTACTATCCGTTATTCGGTATTAAAGGTAAAACACTTGCGGGTGGTATGTCAAAAGACCTCAATATGATGAACTATGTACCTGAAAAGAACTTTGATAAAGTTTACAAAGGATATGGTTTATATGGTGTTGGTGCTCCTCGTGCTGATTTCTTAGGAACAGCAAAGATTTCCGCAACATTATCATTAGGTTCTTAATTCCTATAATATACACACAGCTTTTAGGGTTGGCGTAAACTAACCCTTTTATTTAGTAAAAGAAAGGAAAAAATAAAATGGCAAGAGATAAAATTACAGTTAAGCTTCCTTTAAGAGAAGCAACAGAATCAATAGAAATAGCAACGTTTACAAAACAAGCTGTAACAATTGCAAATGGTATTGAAGTTGAAAATGCTTTCGCAGATAAAAACAATTCTTTGTTTATTATTGTTGAACCGACAGCAGTTGGTACAATAACATTCAAAGCCGGTGACAAATATCCTAACGCTATGCTAGGGGATTTGAACGTTACACCTACAGATGACCAGCCGAATGTTTATCAAATCTTAGACGAAGCTAGATTTGAAAGAGCTGACGGTTCTCTTTATATCGACTTTGGTACTGGATTTGTAGGTACAATTTACGCAGTTGCAAAACGCGCTGGTATTTTACCGAAAGCTAATCAGTAGTTTATCAGGGGGACGCTTGTCCCCCTTTTTTAAGGAGGTTTTATGAAAGAGTGCAGAATTAAGTTCAAACCGACCGGAATTATTTTTACGCTTCCGGAAGCAGAAATAAAAAGAATTTGGAAAGATGACCACGGTCATAATTATGAATTGGTTGATGGTGATTTGAACTTGGAAAAAGAAGAAACAATAAAAATTACAACTACTTATGAACAAGTTGTTGAAGATGAAACAGTCAGAAGCTTCTATGATTATACAACTGTTGAACTAAAAGAATTTTGTAAAGAAAATGGTTTAAGCACCAGTGGTAATAAAGCAGTATTGCTTGAAAGATGTTTGGAATTCACACAACAAATGGCGGATGAACAAGTTATTGAAGAAGTAGAACAAGTTGTTGAGGAAGTTTAATGGCGATAGTTGACGGTGAAAAAAGACTAACTTTGCTTGACCTGTACAATGATATTACGGGTCAAGCTTGGTCTATGTTTGATAGCGAAGTAGAAGACCAAGACGAATTTGAACAAAATGTAATGACTTCTATACAGAAATCATTATCAGATTTGTGGCATTCTTATAAATTCCCGTTTAGAGAACGGACACAAACAATTCCTACTAAAAACGGCGGAGCAAGTTACGGTGTTCCTGATTCTTTAACAGAAAATAATATTATACAGACTAATGTAAATGGAAAAATTTGTTATAGTGTGTTTTGTGACAATGAACCATTGAAACACAATCCGGATTGTAGGTTTAGTGAACCGAAAATAGGGAAGCCTGAATATTTTTATTTTAAGCAAGAAAAAATATATTTATATCCGATTCCGGACAATAAATATACAATTACGATTGATTATATGACAACATATCCTGCTTTGAGTGAAGATGGGGACGAAAAACAAACTCTCGAAGATGAAACAGATTATATAAACATTCCGGAAAAATATCAGGAAATATTTAGAGTTACATTAATGCCGCTTTGTATGTGGAATTATTTGATAGCCGCTGAAACAGATGAAAACTCGGAAGCGTATAAAATCCAGTACGAACGGGCTTATAAAAGACTGTTACAGAATTGTAAAAAGATGGATTTCGATAAGCATATTGGCTGGAGAGATATATAATGAGCACAATAACGCAGTTAATATGTCGTAATTTTGGCGGAATAAGAGAAAAGAATGCTGTTTTTACCGAAGAAATGATTTCGGCACAAGATATTCAAAATGTTGAATTATATTTTACCGGAATAAATAATGGTGTCGGAATCCGTACAATGAAAGGTAATTTGCCGATTAATTCAGAGCTCGCCGGAGAAAAACGGATTGTTGAAATATTCGAAAGTGTTCAAAAAGGGCAAAAACATTTTTTTGTGTACGCAACGAACACAACGGAAGGTGTTCTTTATAACTTAAATATGCTCACTTTAGAGCTAGAGGTTATCAAAGAAGGTCTAACAGTCACGACAAACGCACAAGGGGTTGATGTTATTCAGGGATGGTCTGATTTATTTTTCTTTACCAACGGTGTTGAAATGTTTACCGTTGAAATGGGGAAATTAAGACAGTTATACGCGTTTAAATATGATACCAAGATTATTTATGCTGATAGCTCGACAGCTCCGACGCAGCTTTATAATGCTAATGGAAACGAATATACCGGAAACGACTGGGTGATTTCCGGAACAGATGTAAATTATAACGGGAATACTGCGTCATATTCATCTGATGATAATATTTCATTTGCTAATACAGTTGTCGATATGAAGCCCAAAGACAGAGATAATAGGGATGTTATCGGCTTAGGGTGTGCGATTTATGCAAACAGGTTATTTATTTTCAACAAAAATGTTCTTTGGTATTCTGTAACATCAAATATATATGATTTTGCAACCGCTGACGCAGAATGGACAACAAGCGCCGGATATATTGAGCTACTGAAAGATTTAACAGCTATACATCCTTATTTGGATTCACTTGCTTTATTTTATAGTGACAGTTCAGCTTTGTTAAGTGTTCAAGACGGAGTATTTGCGATAAGCGAAGAATCCCCCGCCGGATGTGCCGGAATTAATTCTCTTATATTCCACGATACAAATTTGTATTTTTATGATAATACTAAAAAATCAGTTTTCTCATTCAAACAAGTAATCAGCGGGCAAAAAACCCTTGGAGAAAATATTGCAGTCGATATTCAGGAAATTTTACAAGATATCGAGGAAGACAGGCTTAATGAAATTAAAACACTTTCAGTATTCACCGAGGGCAGGAATGAAATTTGGTGGATATTGCCAATAACTACAACTTATACACACATTGAAACAGTTGATGGTGAAAAGGTGGAAACACAAGAACCGGCTTCATATATACTTATTTATGATTATCTTAAAGGTGAGTGGGTTAAAAGAAAATCACAGAAAATAAATACAGTCGCAGTTGTTGATAATAAATTGTATTCCGGTTCAGAAGACGGAAATGTCTTAGAGGAATACACTACTGATTTATTTAACGGTCAATATATAGACCATCACTATGATTGCGTGGCTTGGAATTTAGGCGCAATGAACACATTAAAAGTGTTGGTTTTACCTCCTAGAGTATCTTTTGGAATGCCTTATTCTAACTCTTTTTATGTCAAATACGTCAAGAATTACAATATTTTCAAAAAGTCTAAAATTAAATTAATTAAATCAAAGCTTAAAAATTATATGCGCTGGGGTGTCGGCTACTGGGGTGCTGATTACTGGTTAAGCAAAAATACCAATGTTATCGGGAAATTTCCCAATGCTACTTTTAAAGTTGTTGAAATAAGTATTTATACCGAAAATTCCAGTCAAAATTTTGCAATAAGAAATATAGAGTTTAGTAAAATCAAGGTTAAACAGGTATAAAATTGATAACTGTCAGAATCCCGCGTGATGAAAAATTTAATTATAAAGAATGCAAGGATTTATACAAAAAAAATCAAAGATTAATCGGTGATGATGTACCGTTCGACAATGTAATTAAAGACACGTTTTTTTATTCATTCTATGATGATGAAAAACTTTTGGGATGTATTTACTGTTTCATAAGAGATAATGAAGTTTTTCTTAATGCTTTTGCAACAAGACACCATCATAAAGAAAACATCGAGTGTTTAAATTTAGTTATTTCTTGGTTTAACGGTGATATTTATGCAGAATCAATCAGAAAACCGGCAATATTATGTTTATTACGTTCCGGATTTAAAAAATTAAAAGATAATATTTATATTTATAGGAGGTAAAAATGGGCGGAAGATCTTCTAATAGTAAAGCGTCAAGCTCGTCAAACAAAAATACAACTTACGGCACCACAACAACAAGTAATCCGTATATAACGAGCACAACAAATAATAATGGTACAATAACCAATTGGCAAGATGGGACAGCGTTACAGTCTGTAAACAATTTTGTTAATAACAATATAGATAACTTATTGAATGAGTACTTAAATCCGTCTTTAAATAACACTACAAATCAGGCGAAAATGGATTTATATAGACGGACATTGAATGATGAAACGCGCAAAAACTTAGAAAATAATATTATATCCCCTTTAGCTCAAAGAAATATGATTAGAAGTTCGCAAGCTACTGATTTATATAATAATCTGGCGAAACAAAATAATGACGCTATTTCTGATTATGCGACAAGTTTATTGGCTTCCAGTCAAGATAACACCGCCAATACGATAAATAATCTTATGAATTATGTTCTTCAAGGTTGGAATGTTATTAATGGCAACCAAGCACTTTCGCTTAATACAAGCCAAGGTAATGCGAATACTACAAGCAATACTACAAGTAAAAGTTCATCACGCGGATTTAGTTCATAGGAGATAAAAGAATGAATTTATCTGATTTATACAAACAAATATTACAGAAGAAAATCGCACAACAAACCGGAACACAACCGCAATTAACCCAAGAAACACCAAGTGGAGGTTTTAAGGGTTATTCTGATAGAAATAGTGGGAATGTTTATGGTCAGGTGTTTAACGATTATATGAATCCCGCTCAAGACGCACAAGATACGCAGAAAATGGGTGCGTCTGTTACAGATAGTGCCGGTAAAGTACTAGACGGATTTGCAAAAGGCGGTCCGGTCGGGGCGATTGTTGCAGCAGCTAAAGTCGCAAGAGCCGCAGGGAAAAATGCGTCAAACAATACAAAAGCATTAGGTAAACAAGGAATGGAAAATGCGCAACAAGAATCACAAAATCTTATAAATGAACCCAGTCCGGCAGAGAATAATCAAGAAGTTTTGAATAATATTGTTGCTAATTCGACAGCCGGAAATATTACCGGTGGTGCTGCTCCTATTCAGCAACCACAATTAACACCATTAGAGGATTATCAAAATAGCCTTAGACAACAAGGTTATTCCGATGATGTTATAAATGGCGTGTCACAAGGTTTAAATAGTGGGTATAAAGAAATTGATGATTGGATTAAGCAATATAATGCCGGAAGTGGAAGAAATAATCCGATTAATATTCCTCAAACAGAAGAAGAAATTGCAGCAGCTCGCTCCGGTAAGTTTAATATTCCGGCACAAACAGCAAGTACAGAGGAAAATATTAAAAATGGACTTATGGATAAGTTTATAAGCGGAATAGGTGATTTTACACGCGGGTATCAGGAAAACAGAAATACCGGATTTAAGCCGGAAAATCTCCAGCGTGATGATAATAAAAGCAAAATGAACCGAATCGGAGAAGTTTTTGGAACAATCGGACGCGTTGCACAAAATCCGGCTGTTCAAGCCGCACTTGCGACAGGAATTTCCGCAGCTATGGGAAATCCGTTTGCGTTGGCACAGGGGTATAAATTTGGTAATAGGCGCGCTATGAGTAATGTTTATGAAAATGCGCTTAAAAACCAAGGAATTGATGTACCGAATGCCGGATTATTTGGGGATTATGACAGCAGAGATTTTAATGCGTTAATAATGCCAAAATATAAGGAAATTATGGCGGACTTGGCAAAAGCAAAGCTTTTAGAACAACAAAATTATCATAATCAGATGATTGAAAACCAAAAACAATTAAATGAGATTCGCCAACAAAATGCAGACACAAATAAACAAAAAGCAGAAAATCAGAAAAATAAACCTGTTAAAACGACCAAAAGTGGTGGAAGTTCTTCAAAATATCAATTAGTAAACGGAAAAGACGGAAAAGTTTACAAATTGAATAAGGCAACCGGAGAATATCAAGTCGTAGGAAGTCAAGGAAGCGGGGGAGTCGGTTCAACTGGGAATAGTATAGTTACGGCGAACAATACTCCACAAACAGAGGAAGATTTCAAAAACAGAGTTTTCAAGAACAAAAAAAACAACAGTAATGATAAAGGTTGGGCGTTTTAAATATGACAATTTATATTAATGAAGAAGACAAAAAACTTTTTGAACAAAACGGATTTAATCAACAGAGCGTTGGTGATACTGTTAATCATTATCGCAGTCAAGGGTTAAGTGATGATGACATACAAGCTAAAATTAATCAACGATTAGAAGGTTGGAGAACGCCAAAGCAAAACGTTAAGACTAATTATACATATCCAAATCAAGATATAAATGGAATATCTCCGGAGGATTTCAAAAAGAATATTGATTCTATCTATAACATTCCGCAAGTACCAATGCCGGCTAGAAATAATGCCGGATATACCGATTCGGATGGAAATGTAAGAGAAAGTTTGCCAACATTTGCGGAAAATCATCCGGTTATTAATTCTGCAGTAGAAGGGATAAAACAATTACCGCAAAATGCGTATAATGCGATTAGTAATATCGGGAATATAACACAAAACATACAGCCACAATATCAAATGAATGGCGATACTCCATTGTTAACCGGTGGAGTAAGTGTTACAGAAAAAGCAACAAAAGCTTTGGGCGCGGTTAATAACTTGAAAAACAAGTATATTAATCAGCCTTTGACAAATGTCGGACGTAATATTACAAGACCTTTATTGCCTAAAGGATTAGAAAATCGTTTTTTAGGTTCTCAAGAAGACGAAGCTTTATTAAAGAAATTTGAAGGGGTTGAATTTCCGAGTTATGAGGAACTTCTTAACCAGTATAAAAACGGCGGTATGACGCAAGATGTATACTTGCAAACACTAAAAGATAAGTTGGCTGTGGAAAACGCGCGATTAGATAAAAATTATCGTGATTGGAGAAACCCAGAATGGGGAAAAACAGGTCTACTTCTTGCTTTAAGTGCCTTACCTATGCTGGCGGGAGGAGCAGCAGCAGGGGCAGGAGCGACAACAGCAGGTGTGGCGGCAAATGCTTCTAATCTTGCAAAAGTAGCAAATATCCTTGGGAATACAGCTAAAACCGGTTTAATTGAAGGTGCTAAATTCGGTGGTGTTTATGGTCTAGGTAGTAGTATTATTGATAAAAACTCCAATCCGATAACACAACCACTTGAAGACGCCGCTTTATTTGGGGTTACAAATGCAATATTGAATCCGGTAATTACTACAGCTTTAGCTGCAGGAAGGGCAGGAGCACCATATATTAAATCCGGAATAAAAGAAGGTATTAATAGACTTAATCCAAAGAATTATACACAAGAAATTGTTGCAGAACCTGTTCAAAGAGGGATGGGGATGTCACAGAGAACCGTGTATGAACCAAAAGTTAAACGGGTTTATAAGCCGGAACAAAACAGCGGTTATAATGCCAAAGACATTAATCCTAAGCAGATTACTGATAATGGAACAGGCTTTACTATGGGTGAAGGCTCGGAACTCAATATTATTGCGCCAAAAACTATGGAAAAGAAAACGGTACAAGATTTGCCGGTAGTCTATAATCCACCTACTCAAGTGGTGACAGAACCAATTGTCAATGCGGTTAAGGAAGAATATAAACCAAAACGTTATAAATATGAAAATGGTAAAACCGTTGAGGTTATGGAAGACGGAAGTTATAAAGATTTACCGAATAAATATTCAAATATTGCTCCAAATATTGTTGCTGATAAAGCAGAGCAAGAAGAACAAAAAGCGTTAAGAAAGAAATGTTACGAAATTTTGGCACAAGCAAGCGGTAAAAAAGAGTCTTATATTAAAATGACTTTAAATAGCAATCCTAAAACTTTGACTGGCAAGAAAAAAGCAGAAAAACTCAGAGAAGCTTTGTTACAATCTGCCGATACTATTGACCAATCTACAATTGCAGGGTTTGAAGGGTATTTTGGTGATATTAGCGAAGGTAATAGTAGTATTGTTGAAAGAGCTTTACAAATATTAGACGGAAAATATGAAGCGCCTGTAAGTAAAATTGTAAGTCAATATAACGAAATGGGCGCTGAAATTGAAAGTATGTTGCAGAATGCTCGGAAAAAGATTCAAGAAGCTGGTGAAAAAGGTTATGATGTCGCTGGTGAAGAAATTGAAAATATTCATAATAATTTTCCAAAAGAAGATTTGCAAAATGATTTTAATGAGCTCTATCAATTAGCAGATGACACGGTAAATAAATCATTGTATAATGGAAACAAAGGAGTTGTAAATAATGAACGTGAAAGAAACATTTACGAAAATAATGGAAGAAATGGAGGAAAAATATCCGAATATGACACCGGAAACGAGAGCGGAAGTGATGGCACAACTCCTAGTAAGGATAGAAATGATTTGTCGCAAGAGAGCGGCAGCCAAGTCGCAATTGAAGGATTAGAAGAAGAATCCGCTAAATCGGTACAAAAACAACAAGACGAAGTAACCGCAAAAGAAAATAAAGAAAAATATTCAACCACACAAGGCGGTAAACAGAATCAAATGTTCAATACAGAACAGTTCAAAAACGGACAGCAGATGTTGTTCGATACTTCTGATATGCCGAAAGAACAGGAAGTTAAAAAGTCTTCATACATAATGAAATCCGGTAAAGAAAAAGAATTTGAGTATGTTGAAGAAATTCCGGAAGGATATTCTAAACTTGAAGGAGCTTCTACAGCTCCACTCGGCTATACTTGGTACACTAACGGAAAATCTTTATTAAATGGTGAAAGAAAAAATATTCTTGTGAAAGATAAAGCTGCCGAGGAAAACTCGGTAGTTGAGAAAACAGAAGAAACCGTACAAGATAAAATAAAAAATTATGAAAATAAAATACCTAAAAATTACAGGCGTGATGAAAAAACTAAGGCATTATGGCTGTACAAAAATAATTATATAACTCGTAGCGAATTTGAAAGCGTACAAAATTCTGAACCCGTTAAATCTGAACCGAAGATGGAAGCAAAGAAAAAAGAAACCAATAAGCTTGAAGATTCTGGAGAATTTTTAAAGGGCAACAGAAAACAAGACACTTCTTTGACTTGGGATGATTTGAAGGAAATGAACGACTTAGTTCGTGCTAAGAATACGACAAAAGCGCGGGTATACCCAAAACCGTCTATAGAAGATTTAAAATCAGAAGGATTTTCTGAATTTCAAGCCGGAATTATACAAAATGTTTATAACAAAATAAATGCTAAACCGGCAGCCGGATATGATTCAATTGATCATCAAAAACAGTATGTAGATACAATAAATGAGGTTATGGGTAAAGTAAAAGACTACATTAAATCTCATTCGGATGAATTTACTACTGATTTAATCGCGGAAGCAGCTAAAAAATATAGAAGCTGGTCGTATGATTACAACAAATCATTATTTGACGCTGTATTCCCTGATACAGAGAATAAAAAAGCCGCAAATAGGTATTCAAGTATATTTAGACTTTATCCGGAATATAACAGAAAAGCACTTGTTGTTGGTGGAAATAAATTTACTGGTGCGCTTCAATTAGATAACAAAACACTTGTTGATGTAATGAAAGCTATTGAGGATTCTAAAAAAGTAAAAGAAACCGGTGGAAAAGTTAAAACAGAGCCTTGGGAAAAGACATTTATTATATTAGAACCGGATAAATGGAATAAAGTTTATGCAGTTGCCAATAAAAAGAATAAACAAGTTTTAGCAAAATACGCTACAAAAGAAGAAGCAGTTGCTGCGGCTCAACGTGTTCACGAAAAAATTGAAAAAATGAAAGCTGAAAGCAAAAAAGAAAATTTTGTGCGCAATCATATTGAACGCAGAGAAAACAATAAAAATGTGACCACAGAAGAACTTCAAAATGCGTTTGGATTTCGTGGTGTAAATTTTGGGAACTGGGCGAATGCAAAAGAAAGACAAGATTTTACCAACTTTGCTTATGATTCTTTATATGATTTGGCAGAACTTTTGAATTTACCGCCTAAAGCATTAAGTTTAAACGGTCAATTAGGTTTAGCTTATGGCGCGCAGGGAAAGGGCGGCTTCGGTAGAGTTGGCGCAGCACACTATATTCCGGAATATAAAGAAATAAACCTTACAAAAGAACACGGTGCTGGTTCTCTTGCTCACGAATGGTGGCACGCGCTTGACAATTATTTCGGGAATCAAGCAACAAAAAAAGAATACAGTAGAGAATGGGCGTTATCTTTAAGTAAAGGCGGAGAATTAAGACCGGAATTATTTGAAACATTAGAAAATCTTCAAAAACAGATTAAACAATCTCCGTTTACAGAAGAAGATATAAAGAAAAGAGCAGAACAGCTTACTATACAAACAAAAGCAAGGATAAAGAGATATGCAGATTCTATTAAACAGGATTATGCAAAATCTCAAAATTCTGCTGAATTAAACAAAATAGTTGATGATTTAGTCGAGAATCAAGAAAAGTATAAAACATTATCGTTTGAAGATTTGTTCGAAATTGAAAACAAATTTTTCAAATTAGTACCATCAAAACGTGATACGCTTACTAATCGTGGCAAATTTTCTTGGCTAACAGGAGAAATAAGACGATTAAATGATATTGAAGAACTTGCCCGTAAAGGTGCAAAAAAAAGTGAATATTTAGAAAATGCAGAAAAAATTGACGGTCAAGGTGGTGGTAAATATTGGTCGGAAGATACAGAACTGGGTGCGCGCGCATTCGCGGCTTATATTTTCGATAAAATGAAAAATCAAAATATTGAGAATAGATTTTTAACACGTAGTGGTGACGGTGCAGTTTTAAACTTAAACTTTTTCAAAGAATTGGCAGAAGGGGAAGAAAGAGAATCTTTAACCCTTTCAACAATTCCAAAAGGGGACGAAAGAGCGAGAATATTCAAGGCATTTGATAAACTATTCGATACAATCAAAACCCGTGAAACTGAAAAGGGGGTTGAGTTGTACAACGAAGAATTCAATCCGGTTAAACCAATTACCGATTTAATTAGTAATGTTAATAAATATTTTGAAACAAAAGAAGCTTTCAAAAACGGCAGTAATTTTGAGGATTTAAGTAATAATAACGAAATATTTAATGCTATACGCAAAGAGCTTGAAAACAGAACTGATTATAACGGCAATACGCTTTTTGAGCATATTAAAGATTATACTTTTACAGATATGGTAAAAGCCGATAAAACAACTAATAGATATGGTTTGCACGTCGGAAAAGATAAGGCTATATACATAAATACTGATGCAATAGAAGCTTTGCCGCAAAATGAGCAAACAGGAAGATTTATTAATACTGTAAGGCACGAAATTGAGCACGCTATTCAGGAAAAACAACATAATGATATTGTCGAAACAAGAGGATTAAAAGATTCTGAATTAAAAATATTTGATTCTTTAGCAAAAGAACTTGTGAAAGAAAAACCGTCTTCTAAAATAATATCGACTCTCAACAATATGGTTAATAAAATCGCCAATAAGCGTAATTTAAGAAATTATGAAGTAGATGCGTTAAAAGATTATGCAGAATTAAAAGTTGTCAATAAACAAAAAAGCGAGTATTATAATAATCATAAAGACGTTTTGGCTAAATGGGCGGAAAAAACAATCGGAAAAACAAAAACCGAAGCAAGGAAAGTTTATAATAAGTTAAAACCAAGCCAAAAGATTATTGTAGATAACTATACTAGACTTTTCAACAATTACTATAATGCAAAGTATGAAGCTAATGCTCGAAAAACGGGCGAAGCAAAGGCAAAGGAGGTTATAAATGCCAATAACGGACGAACAGCTCTCCAACTTCCTAGATTATCTAAACAGCGGAATGTTCGAACAAGACCACAGGGTGGTACTCCGTCGGAAGAATTCGGAGAAACCAGCGAAGAATTTGAAGGATTCGGAGAAACAAAAGTAGCAGTAAACAAAAACACCAGCGACGAGATAAACCAAGTCGTTCGTGACAAGGTTTATGATTGGCACGGGAAGCTTGAAAGTGACCGTTATGATGTCGATAAGGCACTTAATAGTTTTATTCAACTAACAAAACACAAAGCTAAAAGTCTTTCACAAAAAACAGGAGTAAAAATTTCCGATAAGCAACTCCGAGAGATTTTACCGTTCTTGCGTGAGCGCACGGGATTCCCGAAAACCTTAGACCGTGATGATTTAAGGAATATCTTTAATAAATTAAGCGGTTCTGATAAAGCAGAATTAGCGAAGCTTGCAGATAGTGTTTCTGATAAGTTTGAAAAATATTATACAAATTATAAAGACGCTAAAGGCGAGCAGACAGAAGAAAGCATTGAAAATCATATCTCACATATTTGGGATTTAGACGATAAGAAAAAATCTTTGCTAACAAATTATATAACAACAAATTCAAAGTTTGCTAAAAAGAGAACAATAGGGACATTTGTAGAAGGTATTGACGGTATTGAGATAAACGGCGAAAAGGTACAATTTAAGCCGAAGACTTTGGATTATGCTGAAATATTAAAATCGTCTTCCGATAACCTTATAAAAGCTACTCACGATAGTATTTTAGCTAATGAGATTAAGAATCTGAAATATAAAGGTGAACCGATGGTTCTGTCGGCTTCAAAAGCCCCGAGTGAATGGATAGAGGTTAATCATCCGGCACTTAATAAAGCTGTTTATATGGGTTCAGTCGGTGAAGATGAATTGCCGATGTTAATGAAAACTCCGGTAAAAGTACATCCGGAAATAGCTGATTATGTAAATGCTATTTTTGAGGTACAGAAACCGAGTAAATTTTGGAATACATTCGATTCCTTGAATGGTATGATAAAACAAGCATTGTTAGGGTTTAGCGGTTTTCACGGCTACGCGCTTTCTGAATCATCAATAGGTAACGCCGGAGTTGGTAAAACATTAAAAGAATTGAATCCGAAAAAATTCGTTGACGCTATTAAAAACGGTAATTATGATGTTTATAAAAATGAAGAAGCTGCAAAACGTGCGATAAATGCCGGAGTACAGCTCGGAACACCTTCTGATTTACAAAGAAATTTAGTTGAAGATACATTAAAGAAAATTCCTTTAGTCGGTAAATATGTAGCCGGTGCGGTAAGTGCAAACAATAAAATTCTTTGGGATGTTTTGCACAATAACTTTAAGATACTTGCATTCAATACAGCTATTGAAAATTTAGGCGGAAATGTTTCAAAAGAACAAGAAAGAGCTATCGCTCAATGGGTAAACGATAGTTTTGGCGGTCAGGCTTGGGAACTTTTGGGAATAAAAAAATCATCTGTAAAAGCCGCAAGCCGTGTCCTTTTATCTCCGGACTGGAATTTCTCAACTATAAGACAGGCTGCTGCTGCAATAAATTCTGAATGGGCGGATGATTTAATAAACCAAAATAAGACCGGAAAACGAATTGCACAAGTTATTGGTGCTGGTGGTGAAACCGGTTCAAAAGGCGCAAGAGGGAAAATCGGACGAGGTTTTTGGCTTCGTTCTGCGCTATTCTTTACAGTTTTTTATAATCTTATGAATGCGGCATTCAGAGAAAAAGACCGTAAAGAACATCCAAACTTATATCCGGATGAAATGACACCGAAAGATTATTCAATATGGTCTAATTCTTATCCTATGGACAATATTTATGACCGAATAATGCCAAAAGTATTCATCGGAAGGAATAAAGACGGGACTTCGAGAATGTTAAGAGTGGGAAAACAATTCCGTGAAGTACCGGAATTCTTAACAGAACCAGTAACAAAACTAGGCGGAAAAACTTCTCCGATTATAAATACAGCAAGTCAGGTAGGTTTAGGTATGGGCGCTGGTGATGTGGTTAAAAAAATTACTGGCGGAGAAGCATATTTGAATCAAGATATATGGGATGGTTATGGTGAAAATGCCGAGAAAAAAGAAGGTGCGGAATTAGCTTTAGGACGTGCAAAGGCTTTGGGTAAAAGTTTGACACCATTTATAGGAAGTAAATATATTAGCGACAAACACGAACCAAGTGCGTGGGATTTCTTTGCTCAAACAAATGCCGGCGGCTCAAAAAGCAAGGTATTTAAGCAGGTAAAAGAAGCTTTAAAAGCCGGTAAACCGGAAGTAATTGAAGATATTGAGCGGATGGCATATCAAGATGGCGTTCCTTACAAAGATATTGAAGCTATGATTAAAGATGCACAAGAAGATTATAAGGCAGAAAATACTAAAAGATATAAGAATAAGCTTGTAAATTCTTATAAAAATGAAGACGAAAAAGAGTATGAACGAATTCGGGAAAAAATGACGAAAAAACATCTTTCAGAAGAAGAACAGCGCCGAATCCGCGATAAAGCTTGGGAAGAATATCAAAAAAGTAATCAATCTTAACACTATGAAACGAATTTTAAAATAATATAAAATTAAAAGAAAAGGAGGTTTTGCAGGGCTTTAATAGAAATAGAAAACGGGACATTAGCAGACGCAGAAGTTGTGAATGATAATTTTGAATATCTTGATGGACGTATTAATACGGTCGGTCAAAGTATTACAACACTCCAAGCGAATATTCAGTCAGTTAATAGCACATTAAGTGCACAGATTGACACAAGTATTTCAACCACATTACAAACTCTTTATCCAGTAGGAAGTATTTATATCGGTACTATGTCAACTTGTCCTTTGGCAAGTCTTTTTGGAACTTGGACATTAAAAAGCTCGGGTAGGGTGTTACAGGGCTCTGACGAAACACACGAAGCCGGAACAACAATTGCGGCAGGACTGCCAGACCACGACCATTCATATACAGCATTAAGTAGATTCGGTAAAGACCCATCTTGGTCTGCCCCTTGGTGGTGTAGTGGTGATGGTGGCGGAGGTTATGCGACCGGTACATTTACAAAAGCTTCTGTTAGTAATTCTATATACGGAAACTCTGATACTGTTCAACCTCCGGCTTATGTAGTCAACATTTGGGAAAGGACAGCATAAAATGATTAAGTATTGCAAAATTTTAAATGAAACAACCGGTGAAGTTCTTCTTGGTGCTGGATGTAGTGATGAATACTATATTGAAATAGGTATGAAACAAAGGGATGTAGAGCAATCTGAAAAAGATTTTAAATGGTATCTGTCAAACAAATGTCCTCATTATACTCCGGAAGAAAAAGAACAGATGGAAAAAGACAGAATAAACAAACTAACAATGACTCCTCTTGATTTTATCAAATTTCTTGAGAAGTTAGGAATTAGCTATGAGAATATACAAAATTATTTAAAAGAACACGTTGAATTAGACAAACAGTTAAGTTATTGCAGTTCTGTATATTGCGGAGTTGTAAAACAAATTCTGCCAATTACTGTTTATGGAATAACAATAACACCAGAAATGGCAGAACAAGCATTTAAAGCAAAATATGGAGAAGAATAATGGCATTTATTGTAGATGAAAGTGGAAACATAACACTTATACAAGGTGATAGCGGACAACTCACAGTTAGCGGGATACCTACTGACAAAAATTATGACGTTTATCTTGCTATCCAAGATTCTAAAAGAAAACCAATCGGGACAGAAATCCATCTTGAGTCCGGAAGCCACGAAAGCGTAATTTTTACTTTTATTCCTGAATTAACGAACTTGCTTGTTGTTAAAAAGAATGATGAAAGCACAGATTATTACTACGGCGTAAAGATTTGTGATGAAGATAGTGAATTTGAAGATACATTGCTTATTGGTGATTCACAGATTGGTGATATTAATACGATAACTGTTTTCCCTAAAAAAGTGGAAGGTACAATTAATGAGTAATAATGTTAGTGTATCCGGTGGTTCTAGTAATGGAAATATAACAGTTAGACCAAGTAATACAATAGGTAATGCTACAGTAACAGCAGGGAGCACAAATAGTTCTGTAGAAACTATAAATAACGCTGCTTGGTATTATTCTGAAATTGCAAAACAATGGGCGATTTCTGATAGTATAATTGAAAATACTGACTATTCTTCCAAATTTTATGCTGAAAGAGCGGGGAGTTATGCTGTTGCGGCGGGTACGAGTGCAACATTGGTTAGTGAAACTTTAGTATCAGTTCAGCAGGCAGGAACAGAAGCAATATCGACTATAGGAGCTTTAGGAACAGTAGTTGTAAATACAATTGAAAGTGGTATCGGTTCAATCAATGCTACTACAACAAGTGTTGTTACGTCTGTTACAGAAGCAGGAACAGAAGCTTTAAGTGTTTTAGCTGAAACCACGTTGGCAGATTTGGGGAGTATTTCAACTGCTACAACCAATAGTTTAGGTTCAATAAGTACGGCTTTGACGGAAGCAACAAGCAGTATTGAATCTGCCGGAAGTAGTGTTATAAATTCCGCTACATCTACAATAGCGAGTACAACAGAAGCTACACTTGCAATAATCGGAAGTGCTGAAACGGGAGCTTTAACTACAATAGGCGGAGCAAAAACAGAAGCTTTAAGTACGATTAATACAGTCGGAACAGGATATGTTAACACTATAACAACTATTGCGACAAGAGCTTTAACTTCTGCTTCTCATTCTTCAATATGGGCGGAAGGTACAGATGAAGAAGTACAAGCTTTAGGTGGTGTTCATTCAGCAAAGGGATGGGCGAATGAAAGCTCAACCGGTCAAGTACAGGCTGATTGGAACGAATCCGATAATACAAGCAAGGCTTATATCAAAAATAAACCTACTATTCCGGCGGCACAAGTAAATTCTGACTGGAACGCTGTAAGCGGTGTTTCACAGATACTTAACAAACCAACTTTAGCAACTGTAGCAACAAGCGGAAGTTATAACGATTTAAGTAATAAACCTACTATTCCGGCACAACAAACTGTAGACCAAACATATAGCGCGGCTTCAACCAATGCTCAATCAGGTGTAGCTATCAATAGTGCGGGATTTTTAACAAGCTCCTCACTTAGTGGTTATGCGCACGATAATTCTGTTGTACATCTAACAAATGACGAAACGATAAATGGGGATAAAACTTTTAATACAAGTTCTTCTACTTATAAAGGTGGTACTTTATATTCATACGATAACAATTATAAAGGATATGTATCAGGAGTAAGCGATGGTGTAGCAATATATTCTCCAACTGCTAGTGGAGGGATTGTTACGCTTCAAGCTGATGCAGTAAAAATTAATAATAGTATTCTTGTAAGTGGTACAACTGGGTTGATACCTGATGACAGATTGTCTGGTAATATTGCAAGAACAGCTGATATACCAGACGTTAGTGATTTTGCTAATAAAAGCTTATCTAATGTGAATACCACTGGTACTTCAACAAGTGCAGGATGGGCAATGCCAAGTACAACTTATGATACTTTAACTGTTGGAGCCAGCGGTACTACTTATACTGCACCAGCAAACGGTTACTTTGTTGTAAGTTCTTCTGCAGTTCAGGCATATAATTATTTAACTATTTATGTTGATGGAGGAGCTGTGGGGCAAGTAATGGGTTTTGCTGCAAACGACTTCCTTGTTACAACCGTTCCTGTATATAAAGGGCAAGAATTAACACTACTGTATGGAAACGGTACTCCTGCTTGGTCTTATTTTAGATTTGTCTATGCAAAAGGTTCAGAAAGTGAGGCGGGGTAAATATATTAAACTCCGGAATAGCAATACAAGTTTGTAAGAAAGGATAAAAATGTATATAGGATATCAAAATAATAAAATAAAATTTTATGTAGAAGCACCTCTAAATCCTAATTTTTACCCAATTGACAGGTGGGTGGAAACAGAGGATGAATATGTATTAGACGGTGACGAATACGTTATAAAAGATGAAGCTTGGGAGCAAGAGCAAGCAAATAAAAGAGAAGCTGATTTTAATAAAGCTTTTTTCAACACTTCTTTAGGTTATGTAAGACGGTCAGTAACTATGGCAGACGGAAGCCATAAAGACTTTTTAAGTGATTTAATGCCGACAATAAAGATGGGATTGGAAAGTGGTATACCTGTAAATATCTTGACTTATGATAAACCTCCATTCGATGAGGATGTTACGGACTGGACAGAGTATCAACATCAAGTGGTAGTCACTCCGCAATTCATACAAGATTGTTTCTTACAATTAAGCGCAGACTTTGCGCCTATTAATAATGAGGAGGAATAATGTTTAAAAAACTAATTTTAAAAATTGCAATTAACAATATTATTAAGCAAATGCCAAAGTTTAAAGAACAGGCAAAAGAGATTGTAGAAAAAAATATTGACGGCATCCTTGATAAAATTGAGGAAACAATAAAAGACTTGTTGCTCAAGGCAGTTGCCAAGAAAGAAAACAAATAATGAAAAAGTTGCTAATCATATTTATTATAAGTTGGTTAGCAACTCTTTTAAGGCACTTTTGGATATTACCGACATTCAATGATGAAGACCATGACATAACAGGTTTTGAATTTAGGATAAAATTCTGAAATGAATATCATACCAATAGATTACAGTTTTATGGCATTTAGAAAACGTATTTATTACGGGTGTGGTGGATATATCGAAAAATCAGTTAAGAAATTCAAAGATAAAGAAGTAGAACTTTCAAGTAATTATATTGATAATAAGCTGTATTGCACTTTAATCTATGTTAAAAAAGCCGGAGAATGGCTTAAATCAAAGCTAAAATATTATAAGGATGGCAAGTTGGAAAAGGTATTAACGAGTGATAATAAAAATAAGGTGATTTGGGGATGATAGACTGGGCTTGTAACAAAGATGTATTAATAACTTTTGATAGAGAACCTGTTGTTATGGTTAGAGTTATCAAGCCGGAAATGTCACCTCTTGAAAAACGTTCGGTTATCAAATACCCGTTTTGCTGTAAAAAACAGCTTAAAGTTATGGTTTTTGATAACCAAAAACTTAAACAATATTTTTTTGATATAAAAGAGGGATATTGTTTTGACGGTGCTTCAATACCTCGATTCTTTTGGAGGGTAATAGGCTCTAATACAGATAACCAGTTTTTAATCCCCGCACTTATTCACGATGTACTTTGCGAAAACCACCAATATATTGATAATGATAGGGAATTATCAAGTAAAATTTTCAGAGCTTTATTACTTGCTTCTGGAGTAAGTGAATTGAAAGCTAATATTATGTATAGTGCGGTAGACTTGTACCAAAGTGTTTGCGGGAAATGGAGAAAAGGAGAAGAAAATGAATAAAGATTCTATTATGAAATATGCGCCTATAATTTTGTTAGTAATAGCCTTGATTTTTCAGTATAATTTATTTGTAACACCTGAAAAATTAGAACAAAAACACCGAGAAATTTTGAATGATGTTAGTCAAAGTTATACAACAAAAGCCGAATTTGATATAGTAAAAAGTCAGCTCATAGATGTCAATAAAAAATTGGATAAGATATACGATATTTTAACCAGTAGAAAGTAGGTTTTCAGGCGGTACAAGTTATTAGATAAGCAGAAAGAGTTTTTGGAGATTCCACATAAAAACCAGCTTGATGTTGCAATATATCAAGGCGGATATGGCAGCGGAAAGACTTGGTGCGGTTCATTATTGGGGATTCTTTTGGCGCGTAAATTCGCCGGATGTAGAGGGCTTGTTGGCGCGAAAGAATATGAGTTGGTTAGGAAAACTACACTTGTAAGTTATTTAGACCATTTGGAAGCTCTTGGATATGTTCAAGGGAAAGATTATTCTTATAATAAAGTTGATAAGATTATAAAATTTTCGAATGGTTCAGAGATACTTTTTTCAGCTTTAGATGACCCTGAAAAATTCAAGTCATTAAACCTACATTGGGCGGAAATCGAAGAAGCTTCGCAAATTAAAGATTCTTCTTTTAAGCAGCTTTTAGGACGTTTAAGAAATACTTATCGCGGAAAAGATTGGAGAAATTTCCGGTATAGATTATTCGGACACACAAACCCGCAGCCGGATAAAGGCTGGATATGGGAAAGGTTTGTCGAGAATTCAAAAGAAAATTATCGTTTAATAATTGCGCCGACAACAAATAATATTTATCTCCCAGAGCATTTTATTAACGAAATGCGGGAAAGTTTTGATGAAGAATATTATAAAATAAATGTACTCGGAGAATTTGGGAATTATAACAGCGGGCTTGTTGTAAAAGGATTTTCCGAAGAAAACAAAAGAAATCTTAAATATTGTCCTACATTACCGTTACATTTGACTTGTGATTTCAACGTCGACCCGATGTGTTGGTGTGTAGCGCATAAAGATGATGAAAATGTGTATTGTTTTGATGAAATAGTTATCGAAAACACATCAACACAACAATGTATAGAAGAATTTATACGCAGATATCCTAAGCACGAATCAACAATAATTATAAATGGTGACGCGTCCGGAGATAACCGCAGTACACAAAGCGAATACACAAATTATGTGATTATAAAAAATGCGCTTAAAGCTCACGGGTATAAAAACATTAAATTTGCCCTAAGAGATTATAACCCGCCGATTTTAAGCAGAATTCAGGCGTTTAATGCAAGAGTTAAAAATGCAAACGGAGAAAGGCATTTCTTTATTGACCCGCGCAAATGCAAATATACGCTCAAAAATATTTATAATCTTAGATTCAAAGAAGGTACGACAATAGTCGATGTGCCTACAATACATCAAATTAAATCTAATCACGAAGATAAATTCTTAGAACATCCATTTGACGCGATAAGTTATTTAGTCGAATACTATTGGAGGATAAAGGTAGAATGACCGTAAAATATATAATTTTACATTGGACAGGCGGTAATTATAAGCCGTGCCAATTAGATTTGGACTCATACCAATTACTTATTGATAGTGAGGGCAAAAAATATAACGGAAAGCCGGTAGGGAAAACAAATTCAACCGGCGGAATGAATTCAATTACATATAATATATCTTGTTGTGGCGGGTTAGACAGAACACCAATAACAAAAGTACAGATTGAAGCTATGTTCAAAGCTGCTGCCGAAAAGTGCAAAGAGTATAATATAAAACCTTCGAATTGTTATACTCACGCGGCAATCGGTGATATGTGCAAAAAAGGGACAATTACAATGTTATTACCTTTAAATCGTTGGTTATATCAAAATATTGGAAAAGTTGACCTTACAAAAACACCATACATAACCGGAGCGGCTACTGAAACGGATAATTTTATAAGAAAAAAAATAAATTGGTATTATCTTCAATAAACTTTTTCATAGATAAAGCTCTATTTTCTTATCCAGCTCCGAAAAATCGGAGCTTTTTTATGCTCTTAAAATGCTCTTAAATTTTTAAAAATAATGTAAAAATTGTAAAATTTTCTTTAACAGAAATTAACAAAAGGGTTAATTTTACTGCATTATTGTAAATATTGTAAAAGATGTAAAATTATAGAAACAGGTTCAAATCCTGTCGTTCCGATTTTTTTAACGTGCATTATTACTGCGTTTTAACCTCCTCTAAAATTTCTATGCTCTTAAATTGCTCTTTTTTTATTTTTTCAAACAGATTCATAGCCTGATTCGTTATTTTAGGCATAACGTGACTATATACGTTCAATGTTGTTTGTGGAGAACTGTGTCCTAACCTTTCTGAAACATAATTTATAGGTACCCCGTTTTGTAATAAAAAGGTCGCGTGTGTATGTCTTAATGAATGTATATTGTATTCAGGCTTGCCAACTGCTGCCGCTGCTTTTTTAAACCAATTTTTAATAAATTTCTCTTGGTTCATATATCCACCAGTACGTCCGCAAAATACGATTTTGCTTAATACTGTTGATTCTTTTTTCAGTTGCAACAATAACTCCGCTAAACTAGGAGGAATATCTATTATCCTTGTTGATGTGTATGTCTTTGGAGTTGTTAATCTGCCTTTATAATATTGTTTATTTATGCTTATTGTTAATTTTTTAAAGTTAATATCCGACCATTCTAGCGCCGTAAATTCACTTATTCGTATTCCTGTTTCTAACAATGTTAAAAGAGCAAGATATATTTTAAAAGGAAATGTCGCAATTATTTTTAGATATTCTTGAATTTCATCTTCATCAAAAAATCTGACATCGCGCTTTTCTTTTGGCAACTTCTTAACATCATTCATCGGATTTTCTTTTATCCATTTGTTTGATATTCCGTGCTTGAAAACAGAATAAGCAAAGCCGGTAAGATTATTAATTGATTTATTCTTCATTCCGCCTTGTTTCCAAGACACTACTAATAAATCTATTTCCCGTTTTGTTATATTCTTTGCCTTTTTGTTATGCAAAGGGACTAAATTAACATTGACATAGCCTTTATACAAATTAATCGTTGATTTTTTGCACAAAAGCTCACAATGTTCTTCTATATAGCTGTTGCAAAGTTCCCCAAAAGTAATATCGCTTACACGAATCTTGGTAACTTTCTCTAAGTTTTGCTGCGCTTCTATTTTTGTTTTGAATCCGCTTTTTCGGTGTTGCTTACCGTCATTGTCATAATATGTTATTTCATAACAAGATTTTTCAATTCCTTTTTTGGTTTTCCAAGTTTTTTTACTTATACCAGCCCTGCAATACCGCCTTTCATTAATTGTTTGATTTCTGCATATTCATAAAATATTCCGCCGCCAATTTTGTGACGTGTGATAATTCCGCTTTTCGCCCAATTATCTACAGTAGAGCGCGCAATACTGAATATACGCATTATCTGTTTCGCTCTTATATATTTTGTACCTTCTCCAATTTTTATTATATTATCATCCATCTGTTTTTACTCCTTTTCCTTTACAATTCTTTACTATCAACTTCCTGAAAATCTTCTTTATACTCTCCATTTTTATCCCAAAATCCTACATCAACAGCGTTTAAGAATTCCGATATACTCTTTACCGGTAAATCAAAATTGCCGTTTGTGTATTGGTAAATACTGGCGTATTCCTTCACTTGTTCTATGTGTTTATTTACTCTTTTCTGAAATTCTTTTGTATTGACTTTATTATCTCCGATTATAAGAATTTCGTCATAACCTTTGAATATTAAATATTCGATTCCTGATAGAATTGTCGCACCTTTAAAATTCGGAAAATATTCAACTCTATCCGTTGTAAATCTAAATCTATCCCGTACACTAACAACTTTTTGCGGAAAATTTTGACAAATATCAGACAAAATATAATCCGAACATATTCTCATATTCGGATTAAATTCTTCTGCGTGATTATTCAATGCTAGTTTGAATATTTTTGTTGTTTTTAAAAGCTCCCGTTCGGATTCCGGAACAGGTGCATAAGTTAAAATTATTGCTTTCAATCCTCCACCTCGCTATCAAAAAACAATTTTATACCTGTTTCGCATAGGTCGCAACATCCGCTGTTATGGAAGTACCAACAAACATTACATACTCCGGTATGTTCAAAATCGAATGTCAAAAGTCGTGCAAGTTCTGCACTGTTCATTGAGTGTATTATATCTATCCATTTCATTTTAATACCTCGTTTATTTTGTCTAGTATTTCTTCTTTTTCAAAATCATAGGATATTGCACTCATACAAATTTCTCTTATATCTTCAAGAGCTGATTTGTATTTCCATAAAAGCAATTTATCTTCGTGCTTCCATTCATCCAATTCTTCAAGGCGTTCTAATATTGTTTTAGAATTAATACCCAAATAGCTTTTAATTTCTTGTCTTTCTTCTTTCAGTTCTTTGTTTTCTTGCTCTAATTCCATATATTGTCGGTAATAACACCATTCTTCAGGTATCTCGTCACAATATTTTTGCTTCGTATTTACAGGGCTTTTGCAAATCCCATCTGATGTTATAAATCTGCATTTTTCAACTACGTTTATTTCTTCTGTCATTCTTCTACCTCTATCAATTCTTTTTTTTCGTATATACTGCCGATAACTTCTTGTTTTTCAGACATAACAAATTCTACTGTATAATTTTTGCCATTTTTAATATCTTTAAAGCAAAAACTTCCATTTTGCCAATTAACAATATATTTTGTGCCATTTTGATTTACTATATCCCCCTCAAAAATGAGCCTGCCTGTTCTGTCTTTTAATCCGGTGCATTGCAATATTTTATCAGGTTTAATAGTTACATATACATCGCCATCATAAGCATTTGAATTGTCTTGAAAAAACTCCATTATTTGTTGTATTTCAGGTTCGGCAATGTCTTTACATTGTTGTTTGACAGCATCATATAACCTGTCATAATCAATACCAATTTCGTCAGAAAAGACATCAACATCTTCTAAATATAACTGTGGTTCAATTTCTTTGTATTCATCGGGTGTATCTATATCATAATAACCCGTTACTATCGCATTAAAAATAAATCTATCTTCTGTCATTCTTCTACCTCAATCATTCATTATGTACTTTATTATTTCAAACAAAAAAGTTATGCCTATGAGCGTGATAAATGCAAGTATAAAACACCACGCAGGGCGAATATTAAACTTTTCGCATATCAATATCATAATTACGGTTACAGCACCGCATACTATACGATTTATCCATAATGTTGTATCTGTCATAAATCACCTCTATTTCTCAAATATGCATCTTCTGCATATTGTCTGTGTGTTGCGTTTAAATGCCCTAACATATCAGCAACAGCTTGCACATTTGTATTAAGTTCAGTTAATTTTTTATTTTGTTCTTTTATAAGTTCTATTATTTCTTCTGTCATTTATTTATCTCCTCTATATCAAATAGTTGTAAGTATAACTAGATTTCTCATTATTACCTCCTTTCATAAAATATTGTATTATCATCTGATATTTCTACTAATTCATCCTTAAACGCTATGTCTAAAGGTATCCATTCTTGATTAACAAAAACTTCAATATCCGATGGAAACATAGAATCAGCAGACCCATCATCAAAATACATAATTACCTCACTTATAGAAGCAACATTGAAACTACCTGTACTACCAGTTATTTTTGGATTGCTAATTAGCCTTGCTTTCATTCCCTTACCTCCGATTCTACTTCGTTCATTTAGCCACCTCTTTTTTTATAAATCTGCTTAACCTAATTCTTTTGTAAACATTTTCTTTATTCATAGCAAAACCTTTTGTAGGGTACAAAAACCAACCGTCTAATTCATACACCCCGTCAGATTTTTTGATTGCACCAAGTTCAATTAATTGTGGTTCATACTTGGCATTATTCTTTTCTCGCCAAAGTTTATTGTTCATTTAGTCCTCCAATATTTTATTGTTATTGTATATAAATACTCCTTCTGATAATGGTAATTTTTCTGTTACATTTCTTTTTTCTGTGCGACAATACTTTTTATTTAATACTCGTAATCCACGATATTCTTTAAACAATTTAGATGTATCAAAAGGTTTTATTTCTTCTGTCATTCTTCTACACTCCTTTATAAGTTTGTTTTTTATATTTAATATTGTGCTTTCTCATATAATCTCTGACCGAAGCAACAGTAATAGATATTCCCATAATTTCTTCATACCTGTTTGCAATTTCTCTGCTTGTGAGATTTTCTGTATTACTGTAAATCTTTTTATACAATTCTTCTGTCATAAATCACCTCTTAAACTTCTTCTTTACTAAATTTATTTAAAAAGCTTGCAGTACCTGAAGCAAATTTTTTATACATTTCTCTACCAAGATTTTCTGATTGGTCTTTATTTGAAACACTTACATAATTGAAAAAATATAAATATAACAATGCTTCTATAAATGTACTATTATTAGTTTTTGCATAACCTTCAATGCGTTCTTTACTCCAGTAGTGTTTATAAATTTTTTCTTCATCTATTTCAAATATCATTCCTATTCCTCCAATACCCATTCAAGAGCAGTACAAGCACCACTTGCCAATGTAAACTCGCTTGTAAATACTGCCGATTGTTCTTTTATTTTTTTATACATTTCTAGTTTTTCTTTAATTTCATCCTCTGTTTTTATTGACATTTCATAAACTCCTCAACTCTAGTTATAAACTCATCAATAAGTTTAACCGATGCACAATCAGCGTCTATCTCACGCATTGCGTGTGTATAAATTTCACCAATTAATTTTAATTGACTTAATGTTATAGTTATTTCTTCTGTTTTCACTTTTCATTCTCCTGTATTAGTTCTAAAATCTTTAGTGCTAAACCATAGTATTTGACGTTATTTTGATAGCAATTTTTACATTCTTTACGAATCCGCTCTATCAATTCCGCTTCGTACCACTTAACTGTATTTCCTTTATAATCTGTTGTTAACCACATAATTCAATATCCTTTTCAACTTCATTTCCCCAAACATCCCAACCGTCTGTGGTATTCCTTGCAAAAAGTTCAACTCTTGGAAGATCCCCAATAAGTTCAACAATTTTATCTCTTACAATGTCGGGTTTTTTTGAGTGTCTGCCTATTGGTTCAAGTATTATTTGGGAAATACTGTTATTAATTCTTTTAGGCTTTCCCTTAACCGCAATCAAACAAGGCTCTGTGTTCCCCCTTGTCCATCTTCCTAAACCGAAAAAAATGTTATTTTTTGCAATAAACAAAGGATTATTACAACTCTTATTTAATTTAATCCATTGAAACGCTATTGTTTTATATTTAAACCCCCAAGCAGTTATAAGCTGCATAGCTTCTTGCAACATAGGGTAAGTAGTCCATAAAAATAAAACACAATCATCTGCTGCAATATCTTTTATTGGTAAATTGCAAATATCTTCAATTTTCATAGTATTGTAATGATGTTCACAAGCTCCGTTACATTTTCTATCGTTGTATCTCCAAGGGGGATCTGCATATATAATTGAGTATTTTTTCATTTATCACCTTCTGTAATTCTCTGTTACCCATTCTATAAACTGTGTCAATTTATTCCTTTTGTTTTTATATGAAATCCCGTTTCCTTCCGCAATCTTGTATAAATCTTGCAAATTATGTATCACGGAATCCCTCGACAATCCGCTTTGTTCTGCTATCTCATCCCAAGTAGTTGCGCCGGATTGTATTGCATCAAGTATCTTTTGCTGCGATTTAGTAAACTTTTTTTCTTTCGGTGCGCCAAACTTGCGTACAAGCTCAAACACCGCTTGTTTCATCCTGCACTCTTTCCCCAAAATTATATAAAGTAAACAGTTATTGCACCGGCAGCCTATCTCGTAACATTCACGAGCGCTTTGTGTCCAATGATAATAATTCATTCTTTCCAATCCTCAATATTAAGTTCTTGAATCTCAACGTGGTTACTAACTTTAGCCAAAAATTCAAGCGCAGTTTTTAGAATGTCATTAAAATTTTTGATATCCTGCTTTGTACTGTCACCGTAAACCCTACTTGCGGCTTGCTGTTTGCTTTCGCCAAGCAGATAATAACCTCTGAGAACTTCTGCGTGCCGCCAGTTTGTTGATTCGCCATCAACCTTTTCAATTTCTACTTCAAGCTCGTCTTTTTCTGGTTTCAATTCTGCTTCAAGCTCTCTGATTTGTTGGTCGTATTTTTCAACGCTTAAAACTGCTCGCTCTTGTTCCGTGAGCTTTTTCCCGTTCCCTGCCATAACTTTTATTTTTGAGTAGTCATAGGCTTTAAGCCCAAATGTATTCATAATCTCAATTTTTTTGTGTTTTAAAAAGTTCAGCTTACAAATTTTATTGCGGAACTTGTTTAAACTGTCTTTTTTAATAATTGTATAAAGCATCTTAGACCTCCTATATTACGTCATTGTCACAAGCCCACTTAATAAGTGAAGGTCTGTTAAACAAATTCTTTTTCTCTAAGATGCGCGATACAGATTGTCTGACCGTTTGTCTTGCGCACCCTATTTTTTTACTTATCTCTTCATCTGTCCAACCTAAGCTAATATACTCAATAATTTGGACTTCACGTTCTGTTAGCTCTGTTGTCTTTTTTCTGTTTGTTTTAATTTTCATCTCTTTACCTCTTGTTGAAATGCCCGTTAAGGCATGTTAAATTTTTGACATGATATATTTTATTACTCAGGGGTAAAACTCTTAAAATT